TAAGTTACTACAATCCTATCAGCTTCGCTAGATTTTCCGATCCAGGAGTAACATCCACTAACATAAGGATCGCTCCTGAATACATTGTGAAGAATCAGTAAGGAGGCTTGAATGAGAATTTCTGATATTTCACTTCCTGAAATTTACAAAGAGTCGATGGATTTCAGATTCTTTTGTAGATGGATTGAACTTGCTCTATCAAAGATACAAGCCGATACCGAAAACGTTCCTGACATCTATGATCCATTGAGATGCCCTGCAAACATCTTGTGGATGCTATGTGACACAATAGGATACAGATATGATGATAGATTGCCCACAGCTTTCAATCGTCTTGTAGCGCTCTACTTCATGTCTATGATTCGGCACAAAGGAAGTAGAGATGGTGTTACACTTGCTGCAGAAGTCAATCTCGCACAATTCAATCTGTTAGACTACGGAAAAGAAAAGGACATTTTATACAACCGCCTAGAGGATACATCCATTCCTGTAAATGCAGTTCATGTTACTCCGCATGTAGCGGAAGGATATATTGATGTAGTTTACTTGAGTGAGGAACTTCCAGTAGATGCTTGTATAGAATATGTTAGACCACTTGGAATGTATCTCTTCCAATACGCAGGTGTACAAGTGAATGCAAAGAATAAAATCTTTGTAGACGCACGTCTTACCAACTACGAAGATAACAACATTTCAATAGGAGCTACACACGTAGGCCATTATCGTAGAGATGATTATGCTAGGTTACAGAGACTTCCTGTAGAAGATGATCCTAGAAATCTTGTATACTACAGAAACAGTGATGCAGAAGGTACTACAGATCCCAATGTAAATCCTGGCTACAGAACCCTCTTCTCTATGCAAATATCAAACAATGAGCACATTGTAAGATCGCTTTTACCGGATAAGATATTCGGATTGGGCTACACACCTACAGATGTTGAGACGTACGATGGACCTTCCATTCTACCTCCTACAGCAGATTTCCCGAAGACGTGGAATCTTCGTTATGATAAATCTGTTGAAGAAGCTGCATCCAGCGATGTCTACACACTTGATGATGATAGATCTACTGCATATACCCACGGCCGTCCGGTTGTCAATCCTGTAATGAGCGCTGTAGGCGATGCAATATCCATGAATGATCAAAACAGTCAGTATACACAAGTAGATGATCAAGGTAACATTCATGTAGTGGATGCAGAAGATCTATGAGCTGAACCTTGTATACTGATGGAGGAACAACATGGATAGTTATACAATCAATGAACCAATTGTATATGAAGATCGTGAGACGCATGTAGAGAAGAAATATGTGCCCATCAAGCAAGGTCCAGCAACACCGGCTGATGCAGAAGCACTTGCGAAAGATGAATTAGGTTTCACGAATCCTAATTTACATCGCAGAATAGATCCACAGCCACCTTCTAATCCTGAAGAGTATACTAGCAGGGAGTACATGCTAAGTATCTCAAACCTTCAGTCTTATAGAACTACTAAAATAAATACACACGACGAGGAATCGGTTACATCAGAGATTCCATAGGGGGATAACAGCATTGAAGGATATAGTATCCGCAGCAAAATCAATAGGATTACAACAAAACGTACTCATAAGGATAATAGATTCTATAACCGGCGATGTGGTTCAAGAACATCAAGGTCATAACTGTGCGACGAATTCTGCACTTGTTGGTATTGGACATTATCTTACAGGTGATGGAGTCCTCAATCAGGGTTATGATATGCTGAGTAGATACATTCCTCAGTACATATCCTTAGGCACAATGGGTCTTTACAATCAAGAAGAAGACGCAGAAGGACTTCCGGCAGGTGTAGGAATAAATGCATCTTTACCTGAAGTTGACAACTTCAAACAGTATGTATCAGAGAGACCTGGATACGGAGCTGATGGCTATGACCCTAATCAAAACAACCGTCGACCTTATCTAGGAATTGGCCCAATGTTTTCAGATAGACCTGATAGCACAAAGACAATAAATTGTGAATTGATAGATGTATCTTTTCCTAGGTCTAAAGTATCTTTTAGAGATATCGTGCCGGAAATTCAATCCGAAATTCCAAAAACAATTGATGTTATATTTAGTGCGATGATATCTACAGGAGCTTTAAGAACATTTCGTGAAACTGGAAAGGACTACATATTCATAACAGAAGCAGGTCTTTGGTCTAAACCTGTTTGGGAATCAAGTGGTGAAAATGGTTTAATTGCAGCTTATAGAATACTTCCTACAGATGAGGACAACTGGGACATGGATGATCCCGAGAACAGAGACCTTCTCAAAAGGAGTATACTAAAAGTAGGTCTGAATCAAGTGGTTCAAGTTATCTGGAAATTTCAGCTAGGAAGTAAAGATGAGCTTGGCGGATATGATCCAGTTCCTACACACTATGAAAATGCAGACATAGTTAAATATTAGGAGGCATACATGAATTCAACATTGCTATTTACACCTGCAGCGCTCATGGATCTGTTAACACAGATTGAAGAGCTCAAAGATAAAGAGATAGAGATCAATGAAAGTTCTGACGGATCTATCTCTTTACAGATAGGCGAGTCTACATATAAGATAAATTCGTCAGATGCAGCTGAGATCGAGGCAGATGATTACATCATAGATGCTGTAGATGATATAAACATGGAAGCATATGAAGAGGTGCAGGAAAAATCAGAAGATGAAGAACCTGTTACTTCTGGAATGCTAAAAGAATTAGTTAAGTCTCTCATGCTTGGCGGCATGATTCGTCTTTCTAAAAAATTATTAGATTAAGGAGTGATAGAGATGAAAGATTCAAAGATCAAAGCAGATGCAACTATCAATACAAAACCTCTTGCTATCTTAGGCGAGTATGTAGGCGAGTGTGCAGATGCTAACATCACTAACAAGAATGGTCTCGATATTACAAGGCCTGTGTGGGAAGGTGTGTTTGCATCTGAGGAGTACAACGAAGGTATCAAGAATGGTCATTATATCGGGTTCCTTGGACATCCTGAAGATCCAAACTGCATGGATTTTGAGCATGGATGTATTGTGATGACAGAAGGTCACATTGATCCAGACGGAAAGGTTCAGGGAAGATTCAATCTTGTTAACACTCCTGTAGGTCAAATTGTAAAAACTTTTATAGACGCAGGAGTTAAATTCGGCATATCTGTTAGAGGTGCTGGGGACATTGTAGACAACTCAGTAGATCCTGACACGTTTGTATTTAGAGGATTTGACCTTGTAGCTTTTCCTGCATATCCTAATTCTATTCCTACTTTCACAGAGATTGCAGCATCTACAGACGCTGTTCAGCAGAAGAAGTATCAAGCGGTTTGTGCTGCAGTAACAAATAACTTGGATGCACTTAACAAGACAGAAGTAGATGTGATCCAGGCCAACTTTGCAAAGCAGTCTAAGGAATATGCTGCACTTGAAAACAGAAAGAAGATTCTGAACGGGGAGCAGGTAGAGGCTTCTACAGAGACAGAATCTGCAGAAGTAGTTGCGTCTCAGAAGCTTGAAGCAGTAACAGCTCTGTATCTTGAAGCACAGAAGAAGAATCAAGTTTTGCAGTCTGAGAACATCCATCTTCGGAAGTTAATGAAGACGATAAAATCTGCAGAAAGCAGAAAGATAGACAGCTTGAATCGCATAACTGCTGCTCAAATGAAGGACATGGATCAAGCTCTTGCAGATGCCGCTAGCCGAACCAAGAAAGCTGTACTCAGCAATCAGTCTTTATCAAAAGATTTAGCTGACGTAACAAAGCGTCTTAAATCTTCTGAAGATGCTAACCTTAAATATAGTCAGAAGATCGAAGCCAACACTCAAATCATTCGAGAAAAGGATTCTATCATTTCTAAGCTTCAATCCAACTTATCTGAAACTGTCAGAAAGGCCCAGGATGCAGAAGCTAAGACATCAAACTGTGATGCACAGATAGCGAGCCTTCAGCGAAAGATCGAGGCAGCACAAGCTCTCGTAGATGAGTATCAGAACGCATATGCACAGATTTATGCAAATGCAATTGGCGTAGGTCTAGATCACGTTTCTGTAACAGCTACAACGACTGTTTCAGAACTTCAACAGATCATTAAGGGATCTTCCAAGTACTCTTCCGGAATGCAAGAAGTTATGGCTTCTTCGCAAATATCTGAGATCGGTACAGACACGGATGATTCTTCCCTCATCACGTTGTAAATATCAAATAAAGGAGAAAACGTATTATGAGTATCACGAAAACTATTCATCCCTCTAGCAGACGTCCTGTTGCAAACAACAATCGTCCTGTTATGGCTAGTTCCAATGTTGGTGCTGCACGTCGTCCTGTAGCTCCTATCAATCGTCCTGCATCCGCTATTACCGCAGGTGTTCGTACTCGTCAGCAGAGCCCTATTTCGGCTTCCATTTCCAAGCTGTCTCCTGAGAAGCAGATTTTCGCTCGTCAGCTGCAGGCTAACATGAGCCGTCAGGCTCGCACCATCACCGCTGCTACCAACACGACCAACATCATGGCTCGCCCGGATTTCATGGAGCTGCTTCCTATG